GGTGTTATAGCAGGAGTCGTTGCGGCGATTGCTCCTGTTTTGATGATACTTGGGAAGTTGGCGTTCGCTGTCAGCTCAATTATGAACCTTGCAAATATGCTCGGAGTCGGAATAGGAGCGTTGGCAAGTCCGTTTGGAATCGCTATTGCTGTTATCGGTGCGTTAATAGCTATCGGAGTCCTGCTCTATAAGAATTGGGACACGATAAAAGCAAAGGCTGCGGAAATCAAGGATAACATAATTCGAACTTGGACAAACATCAAAACAAGCGTTACTTCAACAATTAACAACATCAAGGCAACTGTTACTGCAGGGTTCAACACATTAAAGCAGACAGTCACAACTATTTGGAATGGAATCAAGGCGGCAATAACAAACCCTATTCAAACTGCGTATAGCACAGTAAAAGGTTGGATTCAGAAAATAAAGAATCTATTTCCGTTATCTGTCGGTAAGATATTCAGCAACTTGAAAGTTCCGCATATCAAAGTAAGTGGCGGAAAAGCTCCGTTCGGAATAGGCGGAAAAGGCACAGCACCAAGTATCAATGTTGATTGGTACGCACAGGGCGGTATCTTTACAAGACCAACCTTGCTCGGAGCTAATGGCAGGTTAGCAGGAGTCGGTGAAGCAGGTGCAGAAGCTGTACTTCCGATTGAGAAACTGCGTGAGATGGTCGATTTCGGTAACGCTCAGGGCAATGCAATTATTGCACAACAGACTCAGATACTCCTTGCAATCTATGAAGAGATGCAGAAGGAAAAGGATTTCAAGGTCAATGGAATGTGGGCAGGTCGGTATGTAAATGAATTAGTGAGGTAATCGTATGAAGGATAAAATTTACTACTATGACCGAAACGGCACATTACAGCTTACATTAAATGAATATCCGTACTACTCAGAACCCTCAGACTTACATAATTGGTCTTGGGGGTTCAATGAGCAGTTCGGCAAGATCAATACATTCAGGCGAAACAAGAATACTTATGAGCTTGTAATAGGGATTGCAACCGAGTTCAAGAAGTATCACGATGAGCTGATAGATATTTTTAGTGCAGATGTACTCGCAAATCAGGCAGGTTATTTGATGCTGAGAGGTTGGAAGTTGCCCTGCTACATAACAGAAGCGGAACACGAAATCTTCAAAGATTTAGACCGAAAAGCTGTGTTTGTTGTACAGTCACTCAACTCGACTTGGATTCGAACCAAAATGACTTCATACAATGGCGTAGCAGGTGGCGGTCTGAGCGGTGAGGACTTTGGACGAGATTATTCCTATACCGATGGGATAATGGGGCGTGGCTATAACTACGGCTACTCTCAGCCTGAAAGTCATTATGCAAGCATTGACCTCGCAGGAACAGGCAACGGCTACGAGATCCTGATATACGGGCCTCAGGTCAATCCTGTTATCTGCCTCGACAGCAAACCTGTTCAGGTGAACATCGAGCTGAGTTCAACGGAAAGACTTCGTATAGTATCTAACGGCTCTATCAAGACGATTGAGGTGCTACAGCCTAACGGCGAAAGTACAGACGCATTCGTTTACAGAGATAAAGAAAACTCTCCGTTCCTCTCACTTGGTCAGCATACCGATTTAACATTCGGACAGATACGCTTTGACTTCTCAACTATTGAAAGGAGGTCAGCACCAACGTGGACTTAATCTATTCAAGGACTGATGTAAGTGGCGTACAGACAAGCGGATATCTCCTGAACTATGAGGCTGCGTTTGAAGTATCCAATGACCTCGACTATGTGACCAACAACTTCACTATCACGATGGAACTTCCGACAAGCAAAGACGGACTCCTATGGGTTGAGAATGAAGTGAGTAGCATCGTGTACGTTGAAGGTACTGAGTACGGCGGTGAGATAATGGGTTCTCAGGTCGATATTGCTTCAAATACTATAACGTACACAGGCAGAACTTGGCGTGGCTGTTTAGCTCAATGGATTATTGAACCACCTGCAGGTCAGGACTATTTGGTAGTTTCAGGCAACCTTGCCGACTCGCTCAGGCTTTTGCCGATGGGTGAGTATATCGAGGTTATGAACACTTCCTACAGCGGTGGGACATATCAATTCAACCGATATGTGACTACCTTTGAAGGAGCATCAAACCTGCTGACAGCGGCGAAATCTGACTTACGTATCAAATTATCTTTTGTGCCTGATGGCTACTCAGGAAAGGCACAGCTTGAAATTGTTGAAGCAAGAGATAGACGAAACGAGATAGAAGTATCTCAGGACTACAACGATCAAATTCAGTTGAAGATAACGAAGGATAACAATACGCCACGGCACATTATATGTTTAGGTGCAGGAGAGCTGAAAGACAGGGAAGTTTTACACCTGTATGCTGATGAGGATTGGAACATAACCACTACTCCGATTGCAGGAGCTTACCCTGTAGAGGTATATGAATACACATCTACAGGAACTCTTGAAGCAGATGGTCGGAAACACTTTCTTGAACTGATACATAATCACGAGCAAATCGAGGTCAACATAAATGACCTCGATATTAATTTGTCGGATATTATCGGCGGTAAAGATGTACTGACAGGCGAAACTGTTAGTGCTGAGATAACCACAATACTGTGGCGTGTACAGAACTTCGGTGACTATCAGGCAGAGGAATACGAATACAAAACAAGGGTACTTTTATAAGGAGCAGAAGATGGGAGCAACAATAATAACAGGGTACACAGGTACTCGACACATAACACCTGCTATGGACGCAGGTATATATCGTGCGGCGTTCGGCTCAGAAGAGTACGTGCTGTCGGTAGGCAATAAGCTCGCAGGTTCAATGCCGAGTGTTAACGAATTTACCATTCAGGACGGGTTCGTATCTATGCAGGGGCATCAGATACAGGTAACTCCTGAAACGCTGTCAATAGATACCTGTGCTAATGGCTACAGCCGTATCGACTACGTTGTTATGAGATACACACACGATAACACTTCTCTGATTGACGGAGCGGAGCTGATGGTACTCAAGGGAACAGCCGTTGCTGATCCAAACACACCTGTAGCACCGAGCTATAACTATGGTCAGATAGACGAGGGTGCAACTACAGTTGATATGTTGCTGTACAAAATCACCCTGAATGGTGCATCTGTAACGTTTGAAAGACAGTTCGTCAGAGCTTACAGCACAGAAGAAGCAAGGCCTTTACAGATTGATTTCGGTACAGTATCGAGCTTACCTGCGACTGTATCTGATGACAGGATAGTAATGGAGCAGATAGTAAAACCAAGTGACTGCCTACTCAGCACTCCGTCAGCACAGACGAGCGATTGGACAGTAAATACTTCTGATGGGTCGGTTACTCTGAGCGGGTCTATTTCAGGCTCTACATCGGTAACAATATGGTTGGTAATACCTGTATAAGAAAGGGGAAAAGCATATGGACAAATTCTTTTTAGTTCAGATCAAGAGAACCGAAGGAACTATCGAAAAGGGCGTAGTAATTAAAGATACTATGGACGATGCAGAGCAGGGTTTTTACGCATACCTGAGTGCATACGGATTTGGTAAACACGCCGACACAGATTATGTACAGGTAGGTATTCTCGACTCAAACGGAATCCACAAAATGGGAAGAGTTTGGGAAAAGAAAGAAGCTCCTGTAGAGCCAACAGAGGAGGCATAACATGGCAACGTCAATAATCAAGGGTAAACATTTTGGATCGCGCACAAAAGTGGAAAATTTCAGTTTTCCGTGGACAGCACCAAGTGACGGAATCGCTGTTCTTACCTTAAAGAAGAACAGCACAGCAGGGCAAGTGACATATTATGTGCGTTCAACTGACACATATGGTGAATGCTGTATCAGTGCAAATCTGTCTGCAAACTTCCAAGTCACGGGAGTGTTCCCCGTGCGTGGTGGGGTAACGTATTCAGAAGAATACGCAGGTGGTGGATTGGATAGTAAGATTCTCAAGTTTTATCCACTTATCTAACAGAAAGGGGCAACAATGTCCTACATCATATCATTTCTTGTCGGCACTATGGTCGGCATGATGCTGACTTGTATAGTGGTCAGCGGAAAGGATAAATAATGAAATCGTTATGCACATCTTGCAAAAACAAAATAGCTTGCGATGAGCATAGGCGGGGTTATGG